ATGTTACACCTACAGGCTCAAGATACTCGTGGCAGTATACCAATAAAGGTGGCAATCGGCGACTCGATTACGGAGTTATATCGAAATAGTTATGCACTGCTTATTGGTAATAGCGAATACGATGGTATTTATTGGAAACGGTTGCCTGGTGTTAAAAAAGATATTGATACAGTATCAAAAATTTTACAGAGGAAACATGGTTTTCAGGTACGTATCGCTGAAAATCTTAACAAAGACCAAGTGTATAATACAATAAACACCTTTGTTAAGGAATATGGAAAAGTACCGGAGAATCGACTGCTTGTTTATTATGCAGGACATGGACATACTATCGAAAACCCATTTGACACAGGCAATACGGGTTATATAGTTCCTATTGGAGCTCCAGGAGGAGACAGTAGTGATTTTGAGACCAATGCTATAGAAATGGATCAGATTGATATAATTTCAAAGCGCATAGCATCGAAACACGTCCTTTTTATTTTTGATGCTTGCTTTGCAGGGACAATTTTTGAAAGTAATTTTCGCAATGGTTTCATTCCCAAAATTATAAACCAAAAAGTCAAATCACCGGTTAGACAATTTATTACTTCAGGTAAAGCCGGGGAAAAAGTTCCAGATTCAAGTATTTTCAGGCGGCAATTTGTGAAGGCACTTACAACAAATGAAGCTGATGGAGGAAATAAAGACGGTTACCTATCGGGTACTGAATTAGGTGAATTTTTGCAAAATACAGTGACTAATGATAGACATAGTACAACAACACCGCAATATGGCAAAAGCAGAATCAGACAATTTAGAGACGGCGATTTTGTTTTCATATTACCGGAACCTTATGGACCAAAAAGCACTAAGAATAATTCAGTCCAAAATACCGAAGAAATCATTGAAGGAAGGAAAGCTCAATATAAGATCATTGCCGAGATTTTGAACATTTATTTTACTAGGGTGGATAACGTTCACAAAGCATATTCCAATATTGGATTATTCGCTTTGGAAGATCAAGCTTTTTTTGACGAAATACTTGTAGTAGTAAAAGAGTACAACGAAATATTTGAATTAATTAGCTTAAATAATAAGGGTTATCAATTAGAATTTGAGGAATATTGGGGAAAAGCCAGTGGTGAAGATTTACAGAAAATCTTTCAAGCCATTTTAAATAAAATTCACAAGAAACACATTTTTGAAAACATTAATGGTTTTATGGTAAGAATTAATGGTTTTAGAACTGAGGCTAATCGAAAAAGGTGGTCCAAAAAGAAAGCAGAAATTAAGAAAAAAGAACTTGCTGCCGATTTAAATAAAACAGTAGATAGCTTAAAGCGTGCAATCAATGAAGTTGACCAGGACAAGGAAAAATTTCTCACCAAATTATATTCAAAAATAAATTGACATAATAAACACAAATACTATTTTATATGAAATCAAAAAGTAAAAAAAGGAGGGCAAGTTTTTTTGCAGTTTTAATGTTGACTTTTTTTTTAATGGGTTGCCCTACAACCACTACATTAATTCTTATACCTCTATTCAGTAATAATTGGAGCGATGCGAATGATGAAGAACATTTTATTTTCTTGCAAAACGAAAGTTTTGATGAAAGTAGTGGAACGCTTAGAGGAGAAGAAAGACACGAATCTGATTCTAATAGAAACGAGAATGAAATCGTTGGAACATTTGACCAAGAGCAAATTGAATTTACCATTCAAAGAAATGATGGGAATAATCCAATTGTCTATACAGGTACTATGTTTCCTTTGAGCGATGACGATCCAACTATTGTGAGAATGGAGTTGACCTCTTCAGAAGGTTCGCTTATACTTGTGCCTCCTCTGGATGGAGAATAAGCTTTGGTTATTATATATAAGATTTGTTCTTATTGAATAGGTTTTTTGGTACCCTTAACCATTCCAATCAATAAGCATAAGGTTAAAATTCATGTTTAAAAGATTTTCAACAAGGAATTTGTCTTTGCAACATAATTTTTTACTCCAAATACCGTGATAAAAGTGGAAATACTAGACCATATATGAGATTATCGGTTTTTGTTTTTTCGTTTTTTCTCTCATGTTTCGTATACACGCAAGAAAAGATTTTACAGTTTGGGCATTCTGGTAGAATAAGTACTTATGCAATTAGTCAAGATAATTTATCTCTTGCAACAGGTGGCTTTGATGACGGGAAAGTCATTCTCTGGGATATTAATCTAAGAGCTATAAAGCAGGTATTTCAAACTTACGGCAATGCAATTGATGATATAGTCTTTAGCGAAGACAATAAAAAAATGGCATGTATTGATGGCGGCGGCAATATTTTTATTTGGAATATCATATCTCAAAAATTAGAATTTCAGTTCGAACCAGGCAAATACGGCCCAACAAAAATGAAAAGTTTGACGTCCAAAAACTTAACCCCAAGTAAGTCCATAATCAATGGTGGAAAATTGATTTTCATTGAAGATAGTCTTTATGTAGGTTCAAATTTCACTTATAATGGAGTACAATCATCCTTATTTAAAATTTCTTTGGATGACGGAAAAGTGATGGCTATGGGCAATATACCCGAGATTCAAAACACCTTTATAAATATTAAGAGATTAGAGAAGGTAGATGATAAAGCTTTAATAATTTATTCTAATCCGAATTTTTTTGAGCATTATGTTTTCATTTACAGTACATTAACGGAAGATATTGAACGTTATATATTTAAAAGTCAAAAAGATAAAATTGAAGATATCAGTATCAATTCTAAACAAGGGTTGCTAGCAATTTCTATTGAAAAAAACAACTATGATGATAACGAAACACTTGTATTTGATTTGCAAACTGGAAAAAAAGTCGATAAAATAAATGAATATGGAAAACTAACTTGGGAAGGAAATAATCTTTGGATTGGTCATATCGATACATTCAAAAATTATAATTTTTCAGCAAGGAGATTTGAAAACCAATTTGAATTTCAAGGTTTTGTCAGGGATTTTAATTACTTATCTAAACATCAAAAGATACTTGTTCAAAACAACGAAGGTTTAACCTTAATTGAGCCGCTAAAATTTAACCTTATAACTCATACAAATAGATGGGAAGGTAAAAAGAAAAATGGTATTCAATGTCAATATATTACGCACATGGAGTTTTTAGATGATCAGAACATATTGGTGCAAAGTGGAGAAACCTTCCACTGTAATACTTCCAGTCAGAATTTAGGAAAGTATATTTGGGATTCAAAATACAACACTTTTAAAGAGGTTTTTGCTGGCCAGAAACAATCCATAATCAGAGGTTATAACAAAAAAAGGAAACTTGTTTTTGGAAACTATTTAGACAGCACAAAGATTCAAAAAAACTTCATAGGTAAGGAAGAATTTGTATACTCCACTTATAATCGGGGCGACCAAAAGTACAGGTTTTAAGCCTAATGTAGGCAAACTTTGAGTTTGGTTTTCCATTAGTATAATATGTGACTTTTCAACTATAGTTCTCGCTGAACTCCCGGGCATACCTCCATTCGGACTGTCCATATTTATTGTACGCCTGCACACGTATGTTGTACCAGTTCCACCCCTCGGGCTTATTTACCGCAGCGTGCGTGCTGGAAAGCCCCTCTGCCAAGGAAATCCAATCCCTATTGTTGTTCCTGTGGCTCCAATAATCATAGACCGCCTGTTCGACCCTATAGAAGGTGGGGGTAGGTGTTCCGTCATCCTCAAGGGCACCTGAGCTCGCCCTGACCCATACCCAGTTCCCATCGACCCTTGTGATTCCCCCGACCCTTGAGGGGGGAGCCGCATTCTGCAACCCGCTCTTGCCAACGTTGCCCCTCCTTTTCAAAAAAGTTCGGAAAGTTTGGCCATCAGGTCGTTACGGTTGCCCTCAAAGGGTTCTTCTCCTATGGCCTTCACCCTGTCCGCATAAAGCACTATGGCCTCACATTCATCCTGATTTGTAGGTGTCTTGCTGATCAGCACCCCCTTTCCGTTTCTTGGGTGCAGTTGGAGAAACACATCGCTCACGATTACATGTTGTATCAGGTCGTTGCCGTCCATTATCAGGATATTGCCGTTTGTCTTCTTTGAAATCTTCATCATCTTGGTTTTTTTGTTAAAGTCCCTTGAACATTATAAGGGCAAGTGCATAATAGGGAGGCCTGTTCTCGTGAGCTTGTCCACCTCCCTTGTCAAGTGTGTTGACGGCATGGGTGTGGTTTGCCGCAATATCGATGTTGAGCGTATGGATATGGCTCCCGGCCGCATTTGTTTTTACGTACTGGTTGACATTCTTGTGCCCGCCCCATTCGTCCGACGAATTGTCGACATCCTTTGCGCTCTCGCGTGTGTTATTGGGGACGTTATGGGTATGGCTCCCTGCCGAATGGGTTCTCCCGGTGTGCCTGTGCGACCCTGCGCCTTCGGTCGACCCTTTATGGCTGTGCTTGGGCATTTGCGCTTCTGTGAGGGTCACCTCTTTCTTCCCCCCCAACTGTCCAACGGCATATTCGCCCCCCGCGCCCACTAAGAAGCGGTCCCTTAGGTTTGGGGTGCCGTTGCTTCCGTCGCACAATGCCCAGCCTTTTGGGATGTCCGATATCGCCCCGCTCCACATGGTAATCATCCCGACGGGCATCGATAGCCCTGTAAGGGGCGTAAACCGTTTTAACAGATCAAAGCCAAAGGATTCCAATCCTCCCGTACCACATTTGGCATAACGTTGTACGTAGGCCCTCTTATTGTCCAAATTTCCGTCATTGTCGGTATCCTCGTTATAGGCCACCTCCTGTACATTCTCAAAAATACCCACGGTACCATTGAACGCACCTCCGACAAAGGGCAGGTACTCGCCATTATGGACAATGGACCCTTTGGTCACATTGCCCCCGGCAACCTGCACACCTTCCAGGATAAAAGTGTCCCCGCCCAGGGCCGTCAATGCTTTTATCTCCTTCCCGTAGGCATCCTGTAAAAAATCAAATGTGGTTGTCGTTACGGGAAAACCACCGCTGTAAAGTTCTACTCTATCCATTTTATATTATATGTTTTTGATGCAAGCTTATATTCGTTTACCAATGCTCTCATATCACTTAAAAACCCTTCCAGTGCAATAGGGTCGGAAGGCTTCAGACCAATGGGCACATTAACGATAAAATCGATTTGCCCGCCCGTTAGGTCCCCATCGCTATAAATGTATTGTGTGCCCACATATACGGGCAACTCTTCTTTTGGGGCATAGACATAAAGGGCCTGTATAAAAATGCCGTTCTCGATATAAATGCGTTTTGATTCATTGTCAAAGGCATCATTCAACACCTTTTGCAAATAACATACCTGTGAGTTATGGTTCAATTTGTAATCAACCTTTTTACGATACTTTAAAAAGTCGTTGTACAGTCCTTTTATCGGCGCAATCAATACTTGTAACCATGCAATTAGTTTTACCTTTCTTAAAAAAGTGGGAACAAGCCATATTATCAGCTTTCTATAATCCACTATGTAGATATTATCAAAGTTCACGGGGTATATAGTTAATTATCGTGTTGTCCAGATCCAAACGCATATATCCGGCCCTTGCTATATATGTCTCGTCGATTGTACTATAATCAAAAGCTCCAAATTTGGAGTGTGCCTTTCGTATTTTAGGGATTTTGACCCCTTCAACTTGTTGTAAATGATCCGTAAGCTTTGTCAAGATCAACTCTCCGTTAAATTCAAGGGTGTACAAAAAACCATTGATCGCCCTTATGACCGGTGTATTATCGGTCCCGTCCTTACGGCTCCCGTCCTGCCATAATATTTGGGGATCGTAATGAATGTCCATAACAAGCTTGAGGTCATCGTGGGGCAATGAAATATATTGTATGTAGGTACCGGCATCGGCAACGGCAAACATATAGGCTTCAAAGGCCTGTATTTCAGAAGGCCCCAACGGCACCAACTCATTACCGGTCTCCTTTGCAAGTTTCAACTCTAAATAACCGTGTCCGTTGATTATCTTGCGTGTTACGGCGACATGCTTGATAATTTTGCTTTCCAGTATTTCCGCGACCCCTAGAGCGGAATTATCGTAATGATCTGTTTGGGGCACCAAAGCATGTCCGTACTGGAATGCCAGGGCCTTCTTTTTGTACCAGGGGAAATTGTGCACCTCGTTCTCGGCCACCTTTTTGTCGGTTTCCAAAACGTGAATATCAAAGAGCTTTTCCAGGGTCCATATGGCAAAGGCCATGATAAACACCCAAAGCCTCCATATGGCCACTTTGGAAGTGCTGGTAAGATCGGCCAAAGAGCTTTGCTCGTTGGTCGTCAGAACCTCCAGGGCGGCCAACTTGCTGGTTGCCGACTTTTGGTCCAAAATCATTTGTTGTATCGCTTCTACCGATCTTGCCATTGTGCAACCACTTTTAATGTTTCGTAATAGGAAACCTTTTGTTTTGCCTTATCTATTCCGCTTTGCATGGCCTTTTTGCAATGGTCCCTGTCTAGTTTGCCAAGCATCCACACTAAACCCTTCCCAAAATCTGAAAGTGTGTTTAAATGATCGTTCCAGCCCAATGCTTCGCTTATGGTCTCGTCCTTGTCCCCAAATCTGTAATGATCTTGCATTTCTTTGGCAATGCACAGCCAGTTGAAGAAGCCCCCAAATACGGCATTGCCCAACTGGTCGAAGCTGGCAGCTATCTCAATAAGGTAATGCGATACGCCGATATCAAAGGTCTTACGTTTGATACTTGCAATGATTTTCCATAAAAAGGCAAAAGGGGTCACTGCAACGAACAACACTAATGCCAATACTATTGATAAAACAGCTCCGATTGTTTTCAATACTGTTGTCATGACTTGTCCTTTAATAGATCTTCGTTTGTTCTTGATCGCCATTTACTTGCTGCAATTCCCCACGGGGCATCCTCCCGGCGCTTGGCCAGGAATATTGCCTGTAGTTCGGCGATGTCCTTTTGGGTCCGTGTCAGTCCTTCGGGAATCTGGGCGGCCACGACATCGGCGAAACCGTCTATTTGGTCGTAGGTAAATGTCTGTAGGGCCCAGTCCTGTTTTTGCTCCAACCAAATCAATTGTTCTTTGATCTCTGTTTCCATATTCCCGTTTTCATCAAACTTTGGGTTACCGTCCTCGTCCAGAACTGGTAGCTCCACATCTTTATAGCCCACAAGGTCGGTACGCACTTTATAAGTTCTTGTCCGGCTTACATTATCGTCTTTTACAGACTCAATGACCGCATGTAAATAGGCGTTAACATTGTCAAAAGTGTTTTCTACCGTTCCGGTGGTGATAACAGCTATATCGGTTGTCTTAAGATCTTTCATTTTATTCTTGTTAAAAAGTCTGTATTTTATCTATGGTTTCAAAAGCGGTAGTCTCCAAACTAAATTCCCAAGGATCATCTATTAAGTTATTTAAAGTGTTCATGTCCAAAGCTGCGCCATAACCCCCCAAAGTGATTTCCTTTACATAAACGATTGTACTGTGATAATGTGTCTCGTCCAAATCCCCTAAATAAATAAAGCTGTCCGTACCGTTGTTACCCAATCTTATCGTGGGTTTATAAGCGGTATTTACCGGTGACTTTTGCAAATCGTAGATCGTAACTTTCTCCCATCTTTTAAATAACCTGTCGTTTCTATGGAATGCAGAAAATGTATATGTTAGATTTTTATCGTCCGAATAAGATTGAACCTCTATTGTTAGCCTTATATAATCATTAATCCAGTTAGGAACTTTTATTTTAATTGCTCCCGTTTGAAAATGGTGCGAAAACTTATGGAAAGTAAATTTTGGGTGTATTTTATAATTGTTTTCGTTCTGTATAATTCTTGGGTCGGCAACATTTATCGCTATTTTCTTTTGGATGGGGTCAAATGAAAATCCTTCAAACTGCACAAAACCCTCTACTTTAAATCGCTCTATGTCATTTTCATCCCTTACCGAAAACCCTTTGGGTATAATTACCTTTTTTTCGGTTTCGTCAATGGTTGCCCCTTCAAAGGTCAGTACGTCGGATTGCCCATTAGCTTCAATACTGTTGCCGTCTGTATCTACGACCCTACCAAATGCCAATAGGTTTAAGTCGGCCAACTTTTGTTTCTCCCCGTCGGTGTAATCGTTGCTCGATAATCCTTTACCGTCCACCTTGTCCTCCTTTAGACCCATGTCCTGGACAAGTGTGCCAAGGATATCCTGCAGACCATCTACAAAGGATATGGGGTGGGAGCCTGGGTGTGTATAGTTCTTCAATCCCTCCAGTTTTTCCTTTTCCGACCGTGTGAAATTGGTCTCGGATAGCCCTTTCCCCTCCTCCTTGTCGACCTTGCCCGATCGCAAAGTGGTAATGCCGTTGTTTATGGCACCAAGGGTCTTTACAAGTCCCTCTATGTACCCCATGGGTTTGGAAACGTCCGGTACAAATTTTTCTATGGTCAGCTCTTTATTGTCTGAAAACTTAAACGTTACATCACCAGCACCGTTGACCGATTTTTCCACGATCATCTCGCCGTTGTCCTTATGGTGGAAGCTGTCAAAGGTATCCCAAAATTGTTGCTGGGTCGGAACATCGCCCGTCTCAAACCAGGTCTTTATGATGTGCAATGGCTTTTTCATCCCACTATAAATGTTCCGTTAATTGACATTTTCCCTATGCCGATAGCCGTTGACGGAGTGTCATGCGCTCTCAGGTTTGCACCGGTTGCGGGCTTTATATTGTGTGCTTTGTAAAAACCAAGGACATCAGGCTCATTCAAATCCCCATTTTCCCCGATCAATATGGTTTGACCGGCAGCAAGCTCCTCGGTAATGCTCAGTCCATTGGCGAAAGCCATATCAAAAACAGCCGTTATATTGCCGTAGTTTTGCAGGGCAATGTCAAAGATGCTCTGTCTATCCAATATTATCGTTTTGCTCATCGTTCAAATCAAATTTTTCGTAAAACTTCTTATTGATAATCTTCAATAGTGTCTTGGCGTACTTATATCCCAGCCCGTCCAAGTTCTCCAAAAGTGATACCAACAACTGCCAAATGATCACCAGTAGCACCGTCCAGTACAACCATACAAATGGGTCTATCTCATAATCGAATATCCCAGGGAACTGCACCTCTTTTTGAAAGGTGTTAAGTACATAGATGGGCACGGAATAGGTTGCTATTTTCAGTATCATTCTGCCCAGCTTTCTACTCTCGTGTTTTTCCCCTCTTTTTAAGGATGCGGCCACACCTGTCTGCCACTCGAAAATGATAAGAATGACATAGGCGATAAAAAAGAAAATCGTAATACCAAAAAGCTCTTTGATCAAGGATGCTATAAAGGCAATGACGGCCGCAAAATTTATTACTTTTCCTGACAGTATAAAACCAAAAGCACTCCCTTTAAAGTCTGCCCAATCCTGAAAGCCAAAGCTGTCCAATATGTAGTTGATCGTTTTCATTATATTTCTATGATTAATTTTTCTATTCCTTGATCGATATTTATTTCAGCATCTGTGTACGAGTCATAGCTCAATTGTACTTTTAAGTTCCTTGAAAATACAGCCTTGGACACTGTACTTTTTTTAAGGTATCTGGAAGCTCCAAAGCCAGTGAGGGGCCATTCCTTGTACTCACCCATGTGGGCATTGAAAATTGCCCGTACATGTTGCTGGTCGCTGGGGGCGATAACAAAATCGCCGTTCTCAATTTTGAGGTCAAAATCCTCATCCAATAGTATGTCCGTTCTCTCGGTTGCCATAATTTCACTATTGTAAACTTCCCTTTATCGGGCCGCCCTGACTGTCTGTGCCGACCACTATGGCCGATTTCACATAATTGTCCACGGCAAGGGACAGTTCCTCCGCATATTTCTCGATCGCACTGTCTTGGTTCAAATCGTCCTTCAGGTCGTTTAACAGGGTCTTTATCTCATTTTTTAATGTCGATCTTACTAATGCCATCAGTTAAATAATTCTAATACTTTGCTTTTCTGCCGCTCAAAAACCAATTTGTCATCTGGCGAGAATTGGCCTGGCCCTGACGGTGTGGTTATGGTTGCTCTTTTAAGGGTTTCAAATCCAGTTTTTAATATGTCCTTTAGGTCAGCCTTTCCGTTTTTAATGGTAAACTTTCCGTTTTCCATAATAAACTCAGCACCCTCAATCTTTATCATTACCCTTTCAATCTCACTGTATGCAATGATGCAAGTCTCTGAGATGTCATTCTCTATGATGGCGCACAATACTTTACTGCCTTGCTTTGGGATTATCTTGATGTAGTTCTCAAGATTGTCTATGATGGCATGATAGCGTACCTCTAAAAGTTCAGGCATCTGCTCTCGTGTTACATCACAGTCATTGTCCCTAACCTCTGTAACCGTTCCCAGTGTTACCGTCATTTTCTCGGTCTGTTTGTTTTTAGCATCTATGATTTGGCCAAACACTTCCTCAAATTCCATTTAAACACCTTTTAAATACTATTTAAACATAAAACCTCCGACTACAAATAATACAATCAACAATACGCCAATACCTAAAAAACCATAGAGGATAATACTACTGTCAAAATCCTCCGTTTTCTCTTTGTCTTTATCCCTTATAGCTTCAATTAGTTCCCTGTTTTGTCTTGTAATTTCCTCCACAGCTCCGGAGATACATTGCGCTAACTCAATACGCCCAGTGTTGTCATATCGTAATACCTGAGTAGTACCAGTGACATAGTTTTTTTTAACAATAGTTGTATCCCTATACCTGATTTTTGGTATGGTAAAAGTTACGGTGTCACCTTTACGCTTTTTAATGGTCTCTATTTGCTCAATGAGCTGTGTGTCCCTTTTGTTTTTTATGGCTCGTTTTTGAATATCACAACTATAAAAAACGAGTAACAATACTATACTAATAATCCGTAAATTCATTTCTGTATTTTCTAATTAAATCCTTAATTACTGTAACATATTTATTCCAGTCACCATGCTGATTCAGCTTTTTACAATCTTCGGAATTAGAGCCGAAAAAAGGCTCTAAAATGAGCGTTGTGGGTTTTGGATAATACACTGCGGCAAACCCTCTTTGATGCTTGCCGTATAGAGCTTTTGCACCTCTGTTTTTAATGTTAAAAGCGATTTCCATTAATTCACAGAAATCCTCCCCCAGCAATTTAGCATAGGGGTTATTGAAATAATAAAGAGCCTCACATCCGTTAGCTTGTTTTGATTCCGCAGCATTAAAATGAAGCTCTAAGACCAAATCAAATTTTTGACGATTTATACGTCTCGCCATACGTTTGATCATGGACGTGTAACCTCCATTATAACTGTCATAACAGAATACAGTGGCAACATCTTCTAATCTCTCAGCAATGATTTTATTAAACTCCCATTCTGTAATGTTTAAATGTGGAGAGTATGCCCCCTGTCTTAATTTTGTATGTCCTATAACTATTGCTACTTTCATAACTTTAATCCCAATTTGTTTTCTCTTAAAAATCCATCCGATCCGTTAAATTTGATCGTTACCGCTTCAATGAGATACTTACCATTGCGCTCATTGTACTTTGGGTCTGTGATTTCCACGGCATCCCCTGCAATGGTTCGGGGTTCTCCCCAACAAGGCAGCATACCCTGGTATCCGTCAAAGCTCAAACTCTTGTAGTTCTTTTCTGCAAGCTTTCTAAGCTCCCCTATTGTTTTCCCGGTAAAATGCAATGTGCGCTGTACACCGCCCTTGTCCCCAAATTCACTGAAAAGCCTTTGACCGTTTCTATTGATGGAAATGGCTTTTAAAAGGAGTTTTACATCGTCCTTTTTGACAAATTTTAGATCGTTGGACCTTGCCCTCACATTTTTATTGACAACATATCTGTGGGTGGCCACTGGAGTGAGCGATATGGGAAAGCCCACGTTTAAAATCCCATCTTTAAAGTAGCTGTGCAATCCGTAGTTTTTGCGTAAAAGCTCCAGCACTTGAAAAGCAGATTTATTATCGATCGTAAACTTACCGAGGTCAACATCGTCAATAATCTCATGTTTATGCCCAGGAGCGATATAGTTGAGCACATCTTTAAGGCTTGCTTTGGAAAACACTTTTACATAGTTGTTTTTCTTGAGCTTGGCCATCTCATCCATACACTCGACCTGTAAGGGCATATCAGCCCCCAACTTGGTCACATAGCCTTTAAACTCCTCATGTAGGCTTCCGTTATATCCCAGCTTGATGCTTACCGTATCATCTACCTTGATAAAGTCAGTAATATTCCTTTTCTCCATCGAGGTGAGTTTACCTGATACGGTCGCCCTACTGAAGGCACGAGGCACAACGATGGTCGCTGTATCGGATAGCTTTTTTATTGACTGGAGTATGATGATACTGTTAACCCTGTCAAACACCACGGCTCCGATGGCCACCTCACAACTCATATTATAATACAGGTACTGCATCAGCCTATGGATTTAAAAGCGAAAAGCCCACAGGGCCAATGCTCATCATTTGTAATGAAAACTGTATCGTATCCTGGAACCCTTGTACGCCATTGATCTCAATGTTCTTGAAATACACGCTGGCAATATCCTTGTCAAAGAACTGTGTCCCGGATGCTTCAACCACTCCATTGTATTCAAAGAGTTTGTAAAGCTGTTTTACACGACTCTCCGGGTAGTGCCGTTTTTCCACATCAATTAAAAGCCCCCGTACCCTCATCTCCCATGGCCGGATCCCCCAACGCTCTACGACAATGTTGTCACTGTCATTCACAGGGGTCTCAATATGTTGCTTTTGACGGCTGAAACTGATAAGAGGGGGCGGGGCCAAAACATTTCCGATCGTCTTATCGGCATCTTTGGTAAATGGAAGTGCGGCAAAATTGATTTCGGTACCCTCATAGATAAACTGGATGTTTTCAAACTCGTCATTGATACCCTCAAATGACTCCAGTTTAAAATTGCTTTGCTCCCTGGACAGGTTAACCCTTGACGGTGAATTGTTCACCGCCAAGAGTCCAAATGCCGCAGCATAGCGTTTCCCTAAATCTATGGTTACCTGTGTCATAACAATCTACCTTCTTTCAAGTTGCCTAAAATGCCCTTTTCCGCTAAAAACTGGACTTGCGCCCATTTCTCAGACCATTCGGTGTCCGAGAGTTGCTCAGGAAAAGCGATGTGCAGTACATGGCTGATGTAGGCATCAATTTTGAAAATCACATCCTTTACGTCGCTGTGATGGAGGCCTGAGCAATCCTCCCTCAGAACTTTTTTATACGTCCCTCCCTAATCGGTATCAATTCAGCAATTTGGGATACAGCGGTCATAAACAAAGCATCATCATCCATCACCTGCTCTTTATCTGTCAAAAGGCATTGTTTGATCAGGATTTCCTGTGCCTTTTTAGGGTTCACATCCGCATATTTCATATACTGGCTCATTGTGGCCCTGTCAGGTACTCTTACGATCACTTCAAGGCTCTTCGTATTTAAGTCGTCCATAGGAAGTTCTACACGTCTTAGGTTGGTCTCTCCGTATTTCTTGATGAATGCTTCTTTTTGCTCTTTTGTCAACTTTGCCATTACTTTAGATTATTGTATTGTTATACTTGATGTCCAATACGAATAGATCGTATTGCTTGTTCAGTCCCATGTCCCCGGTCACCTCACGTCCTTGTTTCATAAACTTGGCCGTGATGGTGTCGTTTACGATCTCGTTGTAATCGTTCACGAAGGATACATTGATATCAAAGGGCTTTATTGATAATAGGTCGCCTCCGGCAGCGTACTCCAATGCCACGGCATCGTGCATCATCAATGTCACGGATGCAGTATGTGTCTTTTTGCCTTGACTCCATGATGTCGCATCATTTTTTAAGGTGTGATTGAGTTGGTGTTCCTGCTCGGTATCGTAAGTGATCTCCATGATATCAATGGGCACCCCATTGATAAAAACATCCACATCACCACTGTCATAGGCTTTCTTATTTTTGATTACGTTTGCCATCTTACAAATTGGTTTTAAGGTTAACGGTTCCCTCGATTTCAGTGATCGAGCCATATGGCACAATTCTGAACTTTACACGTAGTATCTTTTCGATGATTAAATCACTATCAGCGTCAATGATGGTCCTGCCATCTGAAATCTCTTTACGGGATACCATACCGCCCAGTGCGGTGTCCCCAATTCCCTCAAAGTTCTTGATCACCCCGATAGGGAGCTTGCCCGTTTTTGGGTTTACCGGATGCGTTGTCTTTACCTTTGGCAATAGCGCAGCTCTTAACAAACGTACCGCTTTGTCCAAAGTACGTCCGTATGCGATGGTATGCTCATTTACATTCCCTTCAGCATCTAGGATGATCTCGGTACAGGTATGGTCATTGTTCCATCTCACGCCATCCAGTCCGGGATAGGTCATCCCAAAGATGTAGCCCTTATTCTCCAAAGTCTGTAGGTCTGCATGGACTTCCACATTTTTTTGATGAGAGGAAAGGCCTGGGATAAGCCATGCGCTACGGATGGCATCGGTCAGGTCAAAACTTTCGTTTTCCCCGATGTTTTGATTTACCCTAGCTTTGGATAGTGTCCCTAATGCAGTACCTACGTCCGCCAACTTCCGGGCATTCCCGGTAAGCCCATCGGCATACGCCCAGTCCTGGCCATTGACAAGGCTTACCTTTGTTGCCTTTAAATTGGGTAGGTCCCTGAGATCGGCCGTTGCATTGGCCGGGCCAGCATAGTCATAGGCCTCTAAAAGGACCTGACACGGAAAGTGTCTGTTAAATGCCCATAATGCCAAGCCTTGGGCTTTTACAATGCTGTTATAGACATCGTCAGGCATACCGTTCAAATGCGTAGTTGCACCAGTAGGGTTTACTGCGATTGCAATTTGTCTGATCTCGCCATCAGCTTCAATAAGTAGCCTTTTGGCATACTGCTCATTGGTGTCCTCACATATATCGACCATTGTTGTTGCCTGGGCAACCAATAAGATATATAGTTTTTGTCCCTCTCCGGCCAATCTGAAAAACTCACGTAAATGACGATAGACATTTACATCGTTGTTTGCATCAAATTCAGGAGTAATCCCTAAAGACTCAACATCTACAAGGTTGTACACCTCTTTGACCGTTCCTAAAGCTAGATTGCCCGGAGCTGGACTGGTGATGACCATTCCTGAGATACCATCACCAGTGGCAATGGTATTGGCCCCAATTTTTCCTTTTACGATTTTTACTCCGGTTAGGTCTGCCATGATTACGCTTTGTTACCATTATTATCACCAGCTCCATCGGTTCCGTCCCCATTGTTGCCGGCACCACCCTTTGATGCCAACTCCTTTAGAGCTTTGATCCGCTCCGCTCCGGCCTTTTTTACAGAATTGGCGGTCTCACCCTCCAAAGCCTTTTCAATCGCCTCTATTGTGTCCATTTTTGCAATGGCTTCAGCTCTTGATTTTGCTTTTTGCATCGGAGTTAAACCGTCTTTGCCGTCATTAGATCCGTTTGAACCTTTTGGATTGGTCTTTAGCACACTTTCTCTTTTGATCTCCTCAATGTCCTCAACCTTATCGACACTGTTCAGAGCAAGGTTTTTAGATGTGAAAAAGCTGCCTTTTTTGTTGACATACAGCAAATCGGTATCCGAGTTCTCAAATATCCTTTTTGCCCTGTCCTTAATTTCTTTTTTCATTATTGTAAGTATTAAAGGTTAAACATCGGCCGATACGATTGCGCCCACGGCCCTCTCTTTTCTTGGCAGTACGATGTAGTTGTGACGGACGTTGTACAGCCAAGCGTGGTTTTGGGTCGTCGGCTCATCCGCATAGTTCTTGGTAAGTCCCGAGGCCCTGAACATATCTGGGGCATAAAAGGACACGGACCCTTGCACGTCCCCGTCCTCCACGACGGCCCCAAAGTCCTTTTTGGTAAGTGTGGCCAAGTTGAAGTACGGCACATCGATGTACAACCATGTCTTAAACCCGAACAGGCGGGTCTTTAAAAGCCCGGCCTCGTCATAGCTCAAATGGTCGGTAGCCTTTTTAGCTTCCAAGGCCTCGATCAACAGGTCGTTGTAATGCTCAGATGACAACACCAAGTTTCTTCCTTGTAATGGGATTTTTTGATTATCGTACGATACCTTATGAGTCACAACATCTTTCATAATTAGTCTCTTTCTACCTGTACCATCGTCCGGGCCGGTAGTGGCCAATATCGGTGTGGTCGCCTTCTCCGAAGTGGATGCCAGAGCATGTACCGCTTTATTGTGCTTGGTGGCCATAATCTTGTTCTTGTGCTTTTGCTGCACCAAACGGATCTTGTCGTACGATACGTTTTCAATTTCCTCCTGAGATACTTTAGTGGCTTTGGTCACATAAGTGTCCAAAGAGATAGGGATGTCCTTATCCTCTTGTGTTGCAAACCCAATAGGATAGGTGACATTGTTTACGATGACCTCAGGGTCAGCGCCCACATCTACCAAGTGGATCACTTCGTTTTCCCCTTTGGTGGCCGCAACATGTCTCGACTCGTCCGGGATTTCCTTTAAAAAGCTCGCTTCCTCGGTAGCATTGAAATCTTGGACAAGCACATCCGTCCAGATCTCCTGGTTTAATCCTGCCATTTTCTTTTATTTTTTTTAATTATCCTTATTTAATGTTTCAGTGGTACTATATACCTGTTTTTTGTACTGCTTTGGGTATTGGGTGTATGGTTTGGTGACTAATCCGCCGTAATGGAAAACCGTGGGCTATTCCTTATAGTCAACCCCAAATTTTGCTTTGAACAGTTCCGCAAACGCATCAGGATCGTCCTTTTTAAGAGCTTCCAATGCTTTAGGGTTTTCCTTTTGGTACTTGTCCCAGTCCCAACCATCTTGAGCGGTTACCGTTGACGGTTTACCACCTACCTGTGCAGTGATGGATTTATGGGGTTTTAAGCCACCCAAAACAGCCTCTAAAGCTTCTAAACCTGTATTTTTCCCAATAGGCTCATAAATGTCCTTACGTTGCTTTGCCGTGATTGTCTTGTCAACATTCTCGGCCTTGTCAAGGATTGCCTTGATCTTGGCATCACGTTGTGCGTTGATGGCGGTTTCCAAGTTCTCACGTGCTGTTCTCTCGTTTTCGTACTTGGTTTTGTAATCATTGACCTTAGCATTGATATGCTCTTCAATTGCAGAAATTACAGCCGTGTCGGATGACTGACCGTTGATATTCTGCAACCCCAATGATCGAATTACATCTTTTTTCATGTTTACATCTTTTGATTTTAGTTCCTGACTCGGTTCGTTTTGTGTTGCCACTGGCTTTGAGTCCTTTATTTTTAAACTAGCGGCAAAGCGGTTATATACTTCCTCGGAGCCAATGCTCTCAGGGTCATCTATGTCTATTTCCAAGGTGGCAAGTGGGTCTATGATCTCATCGATCAGGCCCTCTTTTTTTGCCTGCCCGGCAGAAAACCAATTGTCACCAACAAGCCACTTTTTGACCTCTTTGGCCTTTAATCCCGTTTTGGAGACCAATAGCTGTATAAATTGCTTTTCGATTTCGGTAAGTAGATTGGCTGAGCTTAAATGATCTTTAGCAGTTCCATAAGTACCTCCAGTTGCAGCGTGGATCATCATAAATCCATTGCTTACCTGTCTGCGTACCTTTCCAGCCTGAGATAAGATAGCTCCCATACTGGCACCTACACCTATGATATTGGTATTGACCTGAGACTTAGCAGTGGTCAGGGTATTAAAAATCATATTGCCGTCAAATACAGAACCTCCATAGGTGTGCAGATACACCTCTATCTCAGGATAGGTACCGTCAATTTTTGAGAACTCGCCAAGAAAACGAATGCCATCCCCATGGTATAAATACCCATATATATGGATGTTGTTCTGGTCGACTTTTACAATCATATCCGTGCGTTTTATAGGTCAAAAATCAGCACTTAAATAGACTGTGACAACATTCTCGGAATACCTTGCATATTCCTCTGAATGCCTTGCAAAATTCAGCAATTCCAAAGGATGTGGAGACGAACTTTACATTCGTAAAGTGATATTTCAATGGGAAAGTTGACAAATGAAAAAAAGCGTACTCTAGCCGAAAGGATGTTCATTAATGATGGTATGACCGCCAAGGCAATTGCTATGGAGTTGGAGACCACAGAGCAAACAGTAGGGAGATGGCGTAAAGGGGGAAAGGGAGAAAAAGACTGGGATACCCGGAGAGCGGAGTTGTTGTCCGCACCCCATAAGATCAAAGAGATTTTGACCAAGGAACTACAAAGTATTGCCGAGGGCAACAAACCCGAGATCGATGCCGATGCTTTGTCAAAAGTAGGTAAGGTACTGGAAGGAATTTCAGGGAAAGTATCCACTCAAATTGTATTGAGTGCATTTAAGGAATTTGATAACTGGATGGCTGAGCAGGAACCTGAGACGGCAATATTGTTTTTGGACTGGCATAAAAAGTTCATCCTATATAAGGCCTCTTTAGAGTAATGGACAAAAAGCTGGAGAAATACCTTAAAGACTATGAGGCGCATTGTAAAAGAATTAGACAGGCCACAACCGTAAATATCAATGAAACGCCACAGGAGAAGCACAAGCGTATCAAGGAGCTTGAAAAGGATTATATAAAGTGGTTTGAGTATTATTTCCCAAACTATGCCAAAAAACCCTGTGCATGGTTTCATAAGCGTATGGCCAATCTTATCATAAAATATAAGATTATCAATCTACTTGGAGAGATATATCGTTCAGGTGCAAAATCAGTGCATTTGGGTATGGGCATTCCTTTGTTCCTCTATTTTACAAAAGACCTGTTTTATATGTTGTTGATCGGCCAGACCGATCCAAAATCAAAAAAGCTCATTGGGAAAATACAGGCACAGCTCCAAAACAATCAACGTCTTACAAATGATTATGGGAGGCGTTTCAAATATGGGGACTGGACCAATGGGGATTTTACCACTACAGATGGCGTGAAATTCAAAGCTATGAGCATTGGTCAGTCCCCACGTGGAGAAAGTGAGGAGGAAAACCGACCTGACTATATATTGATCGATGATGCCGATACTAAAAGGCGTTGTAAAAATGACCAACTTAGTAGGGAGGCCTATGAATGGGTATGGGAGGATTTAAGGGGAACATTTGACGAGGGAGGAGAAAGACAGCGATTTATTGTTGCAAACAATAACTTTCATCGCAATACGATCATTAACCAGCTCAAAAAAGAGTTCAAAAAATTGATCAAACAGGCCAAGGAGTTCGGTGATGAAATTGAGCATTTCATCATTAGCGTTCCGGCCGTTAAAAATTTAAAAACCTTTGAACCAAATTGGCCGGAAAAAACAACTGCAAAGTACTGGCAAAAAAAGTATCGCAATACCCCTTACCGTTCATTTATGCGTGAATACATGCACAAGCATATTGTTGAGGGGGTCATTTTCAAAAATGAAATGATCCTTTATAAGAAACGTCTACAATTCAGACAATATGACGGGCTTGTGGTCTATGGGGATTTATCATACAAGGACAAAGGGGATTTTAAAGCGATGATGTTCATGGGAAAGCACAAAAGGGAATACCATATTCTAAAAGTGTTCAATAGGCAATCCTCACGGGCCTTGTGTGCTGAATGGCTCTATAATTTGTATGAGGACTGGAAGCTCGGTAAATACAATATAAAATATTTCATCGAGGGGCTTTTCGCTATGGATGAGTTTGTGAATGATTTTGATGCTGAAGGAGATAAACGAGGTTATCATATTCCTGTGGAGGCTGATAAACGGTCTAAAACAGATAAGACGGATAGGATCGAGTCAATGACGGGACACTATAATAGAAAAAGCATTTTTATCGATGAAGCTCTCAAGGACGATCCTGATACAATGCTGTACCTGGAGCATCTTTTGGCTTTTGAAAAAGGAAGCGGTACCCCTGATGACTCCCCTGATGCACAGCATGGTGCCATATCAAAACTCAATGCAGTCACTTTTGTGGAGCAGTTTGAGACTATCATAACGCCTCGAAAAGAGGAAATTAACAGAAACCCTAACAGATTTTAACTATGGGACGATTTATAACGGATCAGGATTACTCCGCATTGCTCCGAGATGAGATAAAGGATATTTTACTGGAGGATTATACCGATGCTAAACTGTATCGGGCAGAGGACATGGCGATAAGTCAAATAAAAAACTATCTCTTTGGGAGATACAATACCGATGCCATTTTCAAACCACGGGCAGACGGGGAACCTGATGGGCGCAATGCACATATAGTAATGGTCACTATTGACTGTGCCGTGTACCATTTGTACACCTCATTGGCCCCGAACAAAATACCACAGCATCGGGCAGACCGGTACCAAGATGTGCTGAACTGGTTAAAAGATGTATCCCGTGGAAAAGCAATGGCGGATTTGCCAAAAAAAACAGATAATAATGGAAATGATCTATATGATTTTAGGATAACATCGGAATATCCCAACGAGGAAAACAGGTGGTAAGAGTGTTTAAATACCGTTTAAATTCAATTTTAAGAGCGTAAGACAATTTTTAAGTATGAAGATATTGGGAAGGGAAATATCGTTTAACAGAGGTCAAAAAACAAACCTTGATGGAGTTCGGGCAAAGGCCACTGGATTTAAAGCTAGGGAGATCGATGAATTTAAAGCGATTGTCGGTAAGATGATCGAGCAGTTCAAGGACATGAGCCGTAAGGACATCAAAAAATGGCGATTGGCCCTAAAAATGGCCGATCACCCTGAAAGGCCAAGACTTAATTTTTATCACGATCTCGTTGATGATCTAATGACGGACGGTCATTTGCAGGCACAGATACAACTCCGGGAAAACGCGACACTCAATACCGAGTTTCAAATCATTGGCCCTGACGGCAAGATGAACGATGAGGCCACGGACTTATTTCGCCAACAATGGTTTTACGATTTTCTAAAGGAGGTCATTGGTGTCAATTTGAGAGGTACCAAGGTCGTGGAGTTCCAAAGTTTTGGAGGAAAAAGGATAAAGCATGGGGTTATCCCCCAGCGTAATGTGTTGCCGGCTTTAAAATTAGTGCTGCCCGATTTGACCAAAGATGAAGGTATTGACTACAGTGATCCGTATTATGAAAATTGGATCATTCAGATAGGTAGGGACAAAGAGCTGGGGATGATCAACAATATTGTTCCCAACCTGATTTGGAAACGGAATGTAATGCAATCATGGGCCGAGTTCTGTGAGCGTTTTGGATTGCCCATGGTCACGGCCACGACCAATAAATATGACACTGAGACCGTGGATAAGATAGACTATATGCTCAGTCAATTGGCCCAGGCATCAAGAGGTGTTTTTCCACAGGGCACCTCAGTGGAGTTCAAAGAGGCCAACCGTACGGACGCTTTCCAGACCTTTGACAAATTCACATCCCGTAACAATAGGGAAATCAGTGAGGCCATCGTGGGCGGTACCATGCTGACCGATGATGGTAGCAGTCGAAGTCAAAGCGAGGTACACGAGCGCAATTTGGATGATAAGATTGCGGTCTCAGATAAACGCTCCGTTGTATTTCTGGTCAATGATCTTTTGATACCATTGCTCCGAAATCAGGGCTATTCCTTTCTGAGGGACGGCGACCGCTTTCAGTTCAACCAGTCCCATAACTTGGAACTGGATAAGTTCTGGAAAATTACAAAAGGCGTGATGACCGATTATGAAGTGGATGAGGAATGGCTATCCAAGACCTTCAGTATTCCCATTGTCGGTAAAAAAAAAAGTCAGGTGATTTTACCTAAGTCCATCGAAAACCGAACATTGATAGGGGAAATCAAAAGGGGAAATTTACCTGGGTATCCCGTCGGGGCTTGCTGTGACACACATGATGTTTATGCCACAAGCAGCAACTTTGAGAGCTTGATGCAGAAATATCATAAGGAGCTGTTGAGCCAGTTATGGGCCAATGGGCCCACCATCCCATCGGCGGTCAAAATCATCACACTGGAGAGCTTGGAATTTATCAAAGGGCTTTTTAACGGATGGGGAGACCGCCGTGTATCCATAGACTACAATGCTCCTGACCACTTGGCAATGCAAATGATGGAGTTCAACCTCTTTGAGTTTGCCTCCTCCAAGACAGAGGCACGACTGGCATCCCTGTCACAGCTATTGATCGATAGGGAGGTATTGCAAATACGCTCTTTTGCAGATTTTGAAAAAGAGGCACAGAAAATCACAAAGGAGTTTAACGGGACATATTTGGAAACGGAGTACAACCTCTCTGTATCCGTTGGGCAAAACTCGGCAAACTATCTCAGGTTTATGAGCGAAAAAGATACGGTGACCTCCTTTGTACGCTATCAGACCGTAGGGGACAGCAAGGTACGCAGTGAGCATCAACTATTGGACGGTAAGGTGTTCAATCTTAGTGATACCGATGCTCGTGACCTATGGCCGCCAAATGGGTACAATTGCCGTTGTGAGATGGTACAGCATTTAGGTGACGGTAATACTGTGGTAAGTAGTGGCAGTACGGCCAAGCGATTGCTCGGTGACAGGTTCCCTGGATCACAGTTCGATGTAAACCGTGGGGATTTAAAACAGGTGTTTACCAAAAAGCAGTTTTACAGCGACATCAAAGGGCTGAATAAAAAGCTCAATACCATGGACTTTGAGAGTACTTATAAACTGGAGAGCTGGACGGCATTCAAACAGCGTTTAAAAGCTATCAAACTCGATCAGACCATTACCGGTGACAATGTAAGGGAACTCTTTAGAGCGGACGGCAAACAGGGCAAGCAGGAATTTATGGGCTTTACGGATTACCTAAAGCGTAAAATCATCCTTAAAAAGCGAGTGTTCGACAAGCATACACAGGGAAAATACCTGAACAAATCCGAGCAACGACACCGTATTTTTCCGCACCTAAAAGGAATATTGAGCAATCCTGATGAGATGTGGCTACATACCCACAGCAATACAAACAAGACGTTTCAGGCCCGATACCTGAAATTCTATAAGGATCGGGCCATCATCATTGATACCGCTATAGGTGCCAATAATATGGAGGTATTGACATGGTACGCCATGAAAACCAAAGAAGCGGATATAAGAAAAGGATTATTGATTAAAAAACGAAAGGTCTAAGACATTCCCCCTAAAGGATATTAAGGCTGGTATGTTTCGCATTCAGTGACCATTTAAAGCCTATTAAAGGATTGTATTAAACCTGTTTAGACCACAAATATACAAAAATATGGGTGCAACATCAAAACTGGCATTGTTACTGGAGCTGAAGAACAGGCTCTTCAATAAAAAACTGGTAGAGACCCAACGTAAGTTTAAAAAGGTGTCCAATAAGATGAGGGGCAATATCAAAAACCTCAAATTATCCACGTTGAACGCCTTTAGGGCAATGCGAGCAGAAATACCGCTTTTCGGTAGGGCCGTGGACTTACTTGGCAATCCTTATGCCTTGATCGCTGCCGGTGCCCTGGCTTTGGCCACCATCTTTGGAAAGGGCTACGGAGAGGCCAAACGGTTCAACCATGAGTTTCTACAGATCAAACAGCTCAACCTCGATAAGAGTACCGGTCAGTTAAGCCGTTATAAGGAGAACATACGGGATGCCGCTTTCGAGGTGGGTACCAACCTGCAGGATTCCACCAAGGCATTTTATGACCTACAATCCGCTACAGGGGTGTATGGTGGTGATGCCGTATCGATCTTTAAAAAGGTAGGGCGTTACAGTATTGCCACTGGTGCACAATTGGGAGACAGTATGAACGCCACTACCAAGGCAATGAAGGCCTTTGGACTCGGTGTACGGGATATTGATGCCTTTTTGACCTCGAATGCCAAAACGGTACAGGTCGGTATCACCACCTTTGACGAACTGGCAAAGGTACAGACCGAATACGCAGGCGCAGCATCAGGGGCCGGGCAGTCCGTGGACACGGCAAACAAGATATTCGCAGCCTTTACCTCGATAGCCAAAAACAGTGCCACGGCCGCAACGATGACAAAATCCGCCTTTGAGGGACTGACCCAGGCAAACACGGTCAAAGGGTTGAAGTCCATTGGTATCAGCCTTTATGATGCTGATGGGAATATGAGGAACTTGGGCGATGTACTGACAGAGGTGTCAGGGAAGTTTAAAAAGATGACCCCTCAGCAAATAGATACCCTGATCGCTAAAATTGGAGGGCCTGAAGGTTTGAGAAACTTATTTATAAAGCTAAAGACCGGTGCGGATGATTTCCATAAGACACTCACTGCCTTTGATGCCTCACAATATGATCTGGATGCAGCACTTAAAAATGCTCAAGGTGATGTAACAGTTTTAGGAGATATTGTGAAAAATAGATTTAATACAGCAATGTCTAAACTGGGACAGCTCATATTACCTATGGTAGCAAGGGGCTTAAATCTTATCAATAACATCTTGGTCGGAGCTTACAATGCGTACAATGGCTTTATCAAATGGCTGGACAGTGGTACTGCTGGAGCTGAAGCTTTTAAAATTGCCATGTATGCCATCGGAGGGGCATTGTCAGCACACTTGATTAAGCTTGGACTCATCAATGGGGTGACCTTGGTAACGGTTGGACTTACCAAATTATGGACTGGAGTACAATGGCTTTTAAATGCCGCTCTAACAGCAAACCCTATTGGATTAATTATCGTAGCCATTGGTGCACTGGTCGGAGCGATCATCTATGTGGTCAAAAAGACAGAGGGCTGGGGTAAATCGTGGGTAGCTTTTAAGAATATCGCCAAAGTGGTCTGGTCACAGATGAAAGCAAACTTTTTCTTTTTCGTGGACTCGTTTAAATACGGCGTTGAAAAGCTATGGTTGAAATTTAAGAACATCGGACAGCATATAGTCGGATTTGCACAAAAGGTAAAAGAGGCCGTTAAACTCGCTTGGCAGGGCAATTTTAGTGCCGCCAAGGACAAGATGAAGGAGGAAATTGTCACCGAGGCTGACAAACAGCTCGAAGCCTTGGAAAAGAGGCGCAAGGATCAGGTCAATGCCTTTAAAAAGCAAACCGTTGACAATGCTAAACAGGTCGTTGAGCTGTCCAAGGGCATCAGCCTCAAATGGAAAAAATCGGACTCTAAGCAAACCGATGCTAAAAGTGACGGACTTTTGGCTGATGATGGCTCCGGGACTGGAGCATCCACCGGCGGATCACTGGGACAGACCGCAGGCGGTCAATTGAGCGGTGTAACCGAGAAAGCCTCACAGCCCCGCAGTATTGTGGTCAATATTGATGCGCTTAACAAAGGCGGTATCAATACGCAAAATACGACCCTCTCAAAAATGAGCAAGGAGGAGATTGAGCAGTGGTTTATCGAGACAGGACTTAGAATGGTAAGGGCAATTGAGATGAGCAATGGCTAACCATAATTTTATAAATAGGTTGAACCGTGTTAACAATGTGGTCAGTAGGTTGCCCAACCGTGCGGCCGTGGTCGCCGTCAATTTCAGCAAGGAGCGGTTTGTGCGCAAAAACTGGGTCGATAATTCGAGAGAGGCCTGGCCTAAAAGACGGGCAGGCAGAAAGGGCAGGGGCAGTCTGATGGTGCGCACAGGGAGGCTAAAGCGTTCGATCAGGAAACTACAGGTTACAAATAACCATATCCTGATCGGTACGGACGTGCCCTATGCACAATTGCACAATGAGGGCGGTACCATCAATAAAACGGTAACGGTCAGGGAGCATCAAAGGCGTATTGCACGAGGGCGCAAAGGTGGTCGGGCGACCGTAAAATCGCATAAGAGAAAAATGGATTTAACAGTGCCCAAACGCCAGTTTATCGGTGAGTCTGCCATACTTAGCAGGCGTATTGAACGCATGATTGAAAAAGAATTGAAAAACGCATTGAGATGAAAGTACTCTATAAAAGAATCGTTGGAAGATTAAGCTCCAAGGAGGCTAAGACTGCCTATCAAGAGGCATCGGTGCCAGCATGTAAATTTGTTGACCTGTACAGGGGCCAATACCTAAACTGGGAGGCTTTCGATACTTTTCCATTGCCAGCAGTACTATTTGAGTATCGGATAAACCTTAAGGATAAAACTGTAACGATTACATTACATGTATGCTATGAGCAACCACAGGATACCTCCAGTATCAGTAAAACGATGGACAATGCCTTAAAATATTTTGATTTTATCGAGGTCACAAACGGGCTTATTGACGAGCTGGAGAGCGAGGTAAATGGTAAACTGGAGCTTATTGATGAGGAAATGGTCAAAGATGATGCGATTGTAAACGTGCATTTGCTGACCTACACAGGGCAATACATCGGTAGGAACAAGGAAAAATTTAAGTATACCACTGGAGAGGATATCGATATGGACCCAGGTATTAAGCACCAATTTGATTAATTGCCGGTTAAATAGTATTTAAATGTAAAAAACAACCTTACGGATTTCCGTAAGGTTGTTTTTTCCTTATTTTCAAATCAAAAATTTAGTTGTTCCAGTGTAGAAAATAAAGAGGTTAATTCTTCTACTGAATTGATAATGTCATCGTAGATCTTGTACATCAATTCAGGTTCTTGCTTAACAGGTTGGTATACGTAAACTTTTTTACCTGCGCCTTTCATCCAGCCGGCCTCGGTATTTGCGCTTCTGCCACAAGGCAATACCATAACGCAAACATCTGCCCATTTCATGGCGTTAAAATCTAGGTTAAAGCCTTGTTCGGCCCGTTGGTGTTTTAGGGCCTCTTTGTATTCTTCCGATGTCCAGTCTTCCCAGTTAGGGTCTATTTCAGACCAACTGAATCCTTTGTCGGTCCCGCTCGGGCTTCTAAAGTCGTATACTTCGTGTCCTAGCTCTTTTAATAGTTTTACGACTTCGGGCTGGTACTCGTTGCGCCAGCTACTTGCTACATATATTTTCATAATTTCAAGTGTTTGTTAATTATACTACGGGTTTATTGGTTTTGCTAGTTCTGTTTGTATCGAGTATCCAAACTCATTACGAAGCCTTAACACGTTTTTGGTAAAATAAATATTTTTATAGAACACATAAATAGTCCTCTTTCGTGTATTAAGCTTGTACCCTTCTTTTCTAATTTCTAGGTATAGGTTGTAGCGAATTTGATTTTGTTTTTTTAAAGCTGCTTTAGTTGTCATAGCCGTTATATTTTTTTGTTTATTGTAATTTGTTAAATGCTACCGTAACTATCTTCCCAATAGCGTTGGTTTAGGTAAGTTGCAGGATTTGCTTTCGCCTGGCTTACTTTTCGCTGCAGAAAACCATCGTACTTTTTTATGCCAGCGATCGCGTTCATTTTATCGGACTGGCTTAACCGTTCCCAAGCTCTCTGGGCGACCACTTTTTTAACTTTGTAATTGTAGGTGTTCCAGAACACCCCGAATGTCAGCTCTGGTCTTCCTATGGTCATTTCAAAGTTCTTTATTGCCTTCCATGATCTTATCGAAGCCTCCCTATAAGGAAATCTGATAGGTGTAAAAAGCCATTTTATCTGCCTTTCGTTTAGACGTCCTTCCAGTATTTTAAAGTCCGTCAAATAGCCTTCCAGGTCGTAGCGGAACTCCCAGAGCATGGGCGTGTTCTTTCCTTTTACCGTATATATTGTCCTTGGTGCTTCCATTATCGTAATTGCCTGTGCAGTTCGTTTGCGATATTGTGTATTACCGTTTGCCCGTAACCTTCCGGAAAAACATTTAGGCTCCTACGCAGCAACATTTCAAAAAAATAGGCCTGGTAGTACTCAAATGAAAGGGTATGCCTTTTATCCTTTTTTTGCTCTCCAAACTGCATAGAGACCTGCTTTTTCACAAGCTTTTCGGCCAGTTTTCGGGCCATGCTTATAATGGCCCGGTTTTCCGGTTCGGTTTCGTCCAAAAAGTCCAGATAGCCCCAGACCTGGTTCAATGCTGCAAGTTGCCCGTATGTTATTCTTAGCTTTAAAACGTGGTTCATGACATCCAGTTGGTTTTAAACATATGATCGTTGGCATCTTTATGAAATTCCGATACCGGCATTTGCCCTATATATTTGTTCTGCCGGCTCAACCGTCCTATTTCGGTCATGGGCCTTAGCCTACTGTCAAAGGTTAATTCCGCTACTGCCAAATAGCTATCGTATAACGCGATCAGCTTTTTGTTCTCGCTGTATTTTTCTTTCCAGGTCATGCCTAACATTCCGATCTATAGTTCCATTTTGCACCACAATCAGGGCAATGGTCCACTAGTTCCTCAATGGTAATAGCTCCTCCGGTACATCTTGTTTCTGCATTTGGATGTGTGCATTTATCCTCTATTGTCATTAGAATAGTTTTGTTTGTTGCTTTTCAGTCTCCAAGAGCCTTTTAAGCTCTCGTTTTGCAGGCACTCCCAAATACTCGTCAAATGTGCGCTTACAGATGTGGTACCTAGCCTTTACATGCTTATTGTAGATCTTGGTATTGTTCAGGCCAATCTCCTGGAGCTCTTTGGTAAGCTCCTGGATTTCAATGATGCGTTTGTAATAGTTCTTTTTGTTGTAAGCCATTTGCTAGTTATGTGATATTCGGGGTAGACCATGCTTGTGGCTCCACGCTTTGGTGCCTGCTTTTTTGGCTGATCTCCCGTAATTATCTTCCAATGCCCTAAACTGTTTTATGAGCTTGTCCAGCTCATCAATTTCATACTGGTTTAACTGCTTTTTCAGGATGCTACTGTTTTTCATAAAGCGGTTAAACCTATTCCAGTCATTGGGGTCGTGAATACCTGTTCTTGTAGCAATGGAAAGCACGATACTGCGCTTTTTTTTACATAATATCTCGATATGGGCATCTGTATTGCTGCTAAATTTGAAATCGTTTTGTAGCATGGTGTACAGTTCATCGATTTCAATCGGTAAAAGTCCGGTACTGGACTTTGTACGCCCCCCGGTCCAAGCATAGATAAGCTCATAGCGTTGCCTTCTGTCAAATCCAAGCTTGCCAAAAAGTGTCATCAATCCTTTATGTGTTGCCATATCCCTATGTTTTTGAATAGCACGGTACATCACTGTACCGTGCTGATGCGAATGTGTACACCTGTAACGACCATACTGCTCAGGTTACGTGCAGCTTTGACGGATAAACACTGCATCCCACAGTCTCTTCTAATGGGGGAATATTACCAAAAACCCCAAACCGTTCTGCTACGGAGCTTCAGCCCCAACACATTCAAAATGTCTTTTGTTTGCCTCTCCGGCCTCGAACCGGTCTGCCTGCCAACGATCAGGGGGAGGAATGGTTCAATACGATCTCAATAGGCCGTATTCATATGCGATATGCCATTTTAGCCGCCCCAACACTCTCTTAGGGGGAAGCCCCAACAACAGGGCCGCAAGGGCCACGAGCAACACCGTTGGAAGGAAAACAAGGAAGACCGTGCACTTCAGGGCCATCCATGGTGCCTTGATCAAGTAGCCCAGGATCGTACAGATGGTGTGTAGTACCCTCATAATCAATTACTGTTTTTGTTTTCCATTAATTCAGTGATATAAGTTGCTGCACTTCCAAATATTTGAACAGTCCTTTTATGGTTTCTTTTTGAATGGTGGGTTTTTGCTCTTTTACCTTTATATTGAGCATCCGCAGCAAACTCCAAAAACAAATCTCTTAGCTCTTTTTTTTCGATTAATTTGAAATCAAGTTTTATATTTTCTTGCATCTTTTTTAGTTTAAAATATTATCGATTTTTATAGTGATATTACGTCCTGTAATGCTGTATATCATTTTGTTAGTATCTTGAATTTTGAGATAATCCTCTAACCTTGATATATTGCTGATACCGTCTAATTTTGTCAGGCACATATTCTGTGTGCTGTCTAAATACCTTACGATTTGATTGTACTTGGTTTTAGTGATGTTGTAAGCACTGGGCGCAGCAACAACCTTTGTATGATCGTATTGTGTTTTTAAGCTGTTTACATACCTTTTTACACGTCTCTCCAGCTTTTTAAAAACCAAATAAGCACTTGCATCGGTACCGTGGTCTATTCGCATCCCTGTGCGAACTACATAGCTGTTTAATCTTGATGGATTGTCCAATATGCTTCCCATGGTCAAATACTTGAAAAATTAAGGTCCACATTGTTGTACTTGCCATTCCCATCCTTTGTCCACACCCTAAAGTAGGTACGGCTTTCAGGCCTTCGGATGCTTTCCTCCAATAGCTTTACGGCCTCTTGGAACAGGGCGCTCTTGATTTTGGCCTTATAGCGGATAAGTCCGAAAACCTTACGGGCATCCAGCTTGCCCCTTGACGTTTCAAAGGCATCCAGTACCATTTGTTTGATGAACTGGTCCTTGCTCTCGATATTGGTGTCCAAAAACTGCGTAAATCTCTCTTTGGCGGCCTGAGCGGTCAGGTCATCGAAATCGATACGTTCGTTGATGCTCACCTCGATCTTGATCGTACGGTTAAAGTTGTACCACGTAAAATTGCCCTTTCGGTTTTCAGGGTTTACGCCCTTCTCGGCCATAAAGGCATCATAGGCCTTCTGGCACACTTGGGCCACTTCATTTTTAAAGTCTGCCAAACGCTTGTTCAGGCCCTGGGCCTGTTTGAGCAGTCTATAGCTTTGGCGTTCCATCAAGCGCTCTGCTTTTGTGGTCCTGTTGTAAGGAACGGCCTGGCCACTTTCGTCAAGCCACAATTTGTCCTTTGATGTCTGTGCAATTGTCATTTTATTGTGTTTTTGGATTAATTTTCAATTCGGATTGTTGCATCCTTTGATGCACTTTCTCGGCAATTGGGCCAGCGAGACCGAACACCGGACCCCCTTTGGCACTTAGAAAGACCAATTGCCTCTTTTCAGGGTTGTACCTGTACCGCTTCATAATTACTGTTTTTAAGTTTGATTTTCTCTCTTTTGATGATACGCTTAACACGGCGAGTGTCCTCTACGACATGGATAAACTGGTCGCCGACCTTTTTGGGCCTTGGCCCGCACTCGTCAAAGATGTCCTTATGGAGTTTTTTGTCGGTGATACCATTGGCCTCGCAGATTGCGGCAACATCCGTTTTTGTCGAGCCTATTAGATGGATGTAATTACGTCCGAAACGGCTGTCTATCTCATCATAGCCGTGCTTATTGTAGCGAACGCCCCGCTTGATCTCCGTTTCAAGGTTTTCGGTACCAACAATCACCACGGACATCTCATCCTCAAGCTCGTTGTACAGGTGGATCAGGAATTTAAGGGCCGACGGCTTTAATGAGTTCGCCTGGTCCAGGGCCAGTAACGGTATATGCTCTTTAAGCTCAATAAAGCGGTCAATAGCAACTTGACCAAGCTTGTCAACGCTCATATAGCCCTTTGGTATTTCCAGCCCCAGCTCTTGGATAAGGTTTTCAATAAACTCACGCGCGGCCCACTGGCGGCACTTCAACATATAGTTGAAATCACGGTTGTTAAATCTCATCCAGCCTTTTAGACCCTCTGTTTTCCCTGCACCGGCCCTGTAGGATACCGGCACGAACAGACACTCCCCCTTGGCATCGTTCAATACCTTTTGCATCAAGCGGTAATTGGTAGTTTCAGCAATCTGCCAGTTGGAGAACACGTGACCCGATCTGCTGGCGACCCTGTGCCACATACCATTGCTTATACGTTCCCATTCCCCATTGCGCATCTGACTGATAATGGCAGGGGATGCACCGCATTTATTGGCGAACTTGTTGGCACTGCCAATGCGATGGATCTCGTTTTCGATCGTTGTGACAATCCCTGATTTTTGTAAATTTGTCATAGAATAGAATATTTAAAATTGATTTGTGATAATATTATCGATGTCAATTTCTTGGCTGTGCGCAGTGCCGACATCACTGCCCACGGCCTTTTTTATCGGCCTGTCATCGATGCCGTTCAAAAGTCTTAGTGTCTCCGAGTCTTCGGCAGATCTCTTGTCCGTAAACCGACCCATCATCAAATCCACTTCGTTAGAACCGGCAGATACCTCCTGTAACTCTTTATTTTTACGCTCCTCAATCGCCTTTAAGCGTTGCTTTTCTTTGTTGATCTTGTTATGTTCTGCCTGCGGGCCATAAGGCTGTGGCCTGGTGTAGAGTTCTGCCCCGCCAAGGTGTATGAGCATATTTCCGCTTGGCTTGAACAGGTAGACTTTGTTTAAATCCCCTAAATCATAGCTCAATATCACCCTGTCTTTGTAATGTTCACTATACAGCCCATAATCATTGATGTGATAGATGTAATCAGCTTTTTGTATTTCAATCTTGATTTGACCGTTATGCTTAATTGTGACTTTCTTTTTAAGTCCAAATAGCATTGATATTTGGTGGCCCTCCAACTGTTTTACGTTAGGCTTGTCACTCTCATCGTGCAGCATTTTGGGGGACTTGTCCAAATTGTGGTGCTTTCGTGAGTAAACAGATAGTTTTGTGGTTCTGTAGCGTTCAATAATGGCCTTGGCTTCATTATACGCCTTGGCCAGTCCGTAATCTTCTTTTCGTGCCTCTTTTCGGATTTCCTTTAAGTATTCAGGACTTCTGTGCGCATAAGCTCTGCGGGATTGTATGCCCTCACCATAGTAGTACTTGCTATCAGGCATAAATACAGTTTGCAATGTGCTAAAACCACGCTCAACGTGTGGTTTGCCGGTTGCCTTGTGTGTAATTGTCACTTTTACGCCCAAGGCCTTCATATGGGCAATTAAAGCCTTTACTTCATCGGTATTGTGTCCCGGAAAGCGGTCGGCAACCAGCTCATAAGGTAGATAACCAGTGTTTTCAACTGCCATTTTAATGGCGTTCAATACAGACCATCTGTTCTCTGAATAGTCAAAGCTGTACCCGATCATGTCTCCACTGTGCACGTCCCTGACCGCGATGACGAACAGGAAGCCTTTGGATCTGTCATCCTTCGTATGCTCGACCAAATTGACACGAGTGGCATCTATTTGCCAGCAATCCCCGGCAAATAGGGCGTTTTCCATTGGAATATATCCAGTGTTTTCAAAGGCTTTACGACTTCCCTTACCATAACGGGCTGTATCGGTCAAAAACTTAACTTTTTGCTTTTCAAAGACGTTTTTGCCAAACCATCTAAGGCCCGGGGCTTTTCTGCCCCTGATCTTGCAAAGGTGCTGGATGGTCCTTGCTATATACGCGCCTGAATAATTTTGGGGCATTGCCCTCATCTTGATGGCACAGGCAATGATTTCAGGGTCGTCAAATACCACTCCGTTGGTATTTTTATATCGTGGTAACCGTATGACCTGAGTCACTTCTAAGTTTTCATTGATAATACGGTCAATTTTTTCTTTGAATTTTCTGTAGTTCCTGGGTAAGTAGCGTAAGTCTTTACGTGTAACCGCGGCACATACATCTTTATAAATAGCATTTACTTTTAAATCGGGGTTTTCGTCCATATAGTCCAAAGTGAACTCCAGTACCGCACAGGCCTTTGCCAATGCCGTTCGTTGCTCTGTTGTATGCTCTATGTATGAATTGATAAAATAGTGGTGCCTAGTTTTAATATGCTCAGAGAGCCTGCTGTCGAAATGGGACTCGAACGATGACCTTAATGCCAGGGCATAGTTTCTGACCAAGGTGTCGGCATCGCCAAAGCGGTCACGGTAGGCTGTGGGCTTACGGTTGGGGATGCGATTGAGGTCGTAATAAAAGTCATTCCTTATTTTCGCCCATCGCCAGCTCTTACCGGTATCGGGAAGGATGTTGTGGTGGCGGTGGCACGGGGTGACAGATGTTTTATATTGAGAACGGATTTTCCATAAATACTCATCGCTTAAACCACAAGTTTCATTGACAAGCCTTTGACTTATCCATATAGTCTCAACACCTTTGGTATTGTTTTTTCTGACCACTATGTCACCTCTTTGGAAATTCACCTATGCGGGTTTTGCAGTTTCAGCATCTTTGACCGGTGTCATGAACAACTCCGCGGTCTCCATTATTTTTCTGACGCCTTTTGAGTCTCGGCCATCATGCCTGCCAGCCAATACATCGTTCACATATTTAGTGCTATAACCTGTATGATTGGCGATCAATACCCCAATGCCATGGAAGTAATATGTACCGGCTCTTTTTGATTTTCCCATAATTGTGTAGTTTTGAAAATTATCTTTATTGGGAACAAATATATTAGAAAATTTTCTAAACATAAAATATTTTTAGAAAAATATCTCATAGTGTGTTAGAAAACTATCTGATTTTTAATTGCAAAAGGCTTATGATTACACAGAGAATAAAGGAGTACGTTAATTTTAAAGAACTTACCGTAAGTTCTTTTGAAAGCAGTATAGGTGCTAGTAATGGCATGCTTAGGAGAGCCTTCAAAGAGAAAACCGATATTAAAAGTCAATGGCTTGAAAATATTTTAGAAAACTATCACGACATAAATCCCGTTTGGTTGATTACCGGAAAAGGTGAAATGATTAACCCCAAAAATGCAAAAAACCTTACTCAAAATTATGGTAAGGAAAAGGGTAAGGTTTACGAGAATGAACCAAAAGTGCAAAGTAATGAGGTAATGGAAATGGAACAAACCCCTGTCATTACTAACGGGAACGGTAAAAAAAACGTGTACCTTAAAAAGTTTGCCCTGATGAGCGATGCAAATGTAGAGCATCAGCTTGTACCTTTATATAATATTGAGGCCTCTGCCGGACTTGTGACTTTGTTTGCCGATACTAAAAGTTACGAACCCATTGATTATGTGCAGATACCCAATCTACCGCATTGTGATGGAGGGGTACATGTTACCGGGGACAGCATGTACCCCATCTTAAAGAGTGGGGATATAGTGCTTTACAAACAAATTGAAGATATTGAGAACAACATCTTTTGGGGGGAGATGTACCTTATATCCATCGACATGGACGGTGATGATTTTACTACATTGAAGTATATACAGAAGTCGGATAAAGGAGAGAAATATGTCAAGCTTGTCAGTCATAACCAGCATCACCAGCCCCGTGACTTGGAAATCTCTCGCATCAGGGCTTTGGCCTTTGTAAAGGCATCCGTTCGTATGAACACAATGGGTTAAAAACGCCCATTTTTAATGGGGAAATTAATACCTTTACTGGAACTTGGCTGAAGTCACCACATATAAATTAACATGGGATTATCATAAATGATGATACCAAAACCCGTAAAGCCCCATTTTTATTGCACTTTTGGGTTTACCCCTCATACACTTCTGGACTTGACATATTTGAATTTAAAAATAATTCGTTAATACCAAAATACACATTCGACAGCACTAATAATTTATTAAATGTAAATGGTCATTCAGATTACATGTTCACTTTGGATGTGCCTAAAACGCAAATAAACTTAGTAAGCTTTACGACTGGGGATACAATTGCTACAATAAAAAATCAAGAATACTCACATTATTTCCTTAAAACATATTATGATCCCTTATCAGGTAATATTGGTATATATAACAATGAGGGTAAAAATATGAAGTTCTACAATGTTAAAAATGCCATAGAGAAGCCCTTTTATGAATTTGAATTTGACCGCTTAAATATATTGGCCTTTGACAGTAAAAAAAGACTACTGATAAAAGATGATGAGTACGATGAAAAGATTATAAATCTTGCCAAGCCCAAAAAGAGTATTGCTATTACCCATAATATCTCAAAAATAGCTGAATTTCATCCAACCCAACCTTGGATATTTTATGCTGTCGAAGACTATAAGGGTGTTGGTCTTATGTGCTATGATTATAACCAACAGACAATAATTGGCGGTAGTATTTTACCCGTTGAACGTTACAATAATAGCTATGACTTTGAAATAAATGATATTAACATTAATTATGGAGGCACCAGGTTATTGGTAAAATTAAACAACAATAATATTTATGTATTAGAACTATCGGGAGATAATGTTCAAAAAGTTTTAACCAATTCAAATTTACCAATCACTAAAATTCAACAGCAAGGGGGGGTACTAAGCTTAAATAATAATGTTACCAATCTTTCCAATTTCCAACATGAAGTAGATTTTGAAAAAGGAATTACCAATCTCACCTCTGACGGAATAATTAACTATTCAATTACCAGTAAAGGCTACTCCAATAACTCTCCAACCTATCTTATAAAAACAGCGTTTAATGAAAACTTAAAAACTAAAACTACTGATAGTACTGTTATTGATAGCTCTGGGGTAAATAGATTTGATAGGCCTATTGCAATTTTCGATGATAGATATTTATTTCTTGAAAAAGTCAAGGGATATAATTCTTGGGATAGAATAGATGGTCTCAAGATTTTTGATATTCAAGAAAAAAAAGTTCTTCTAGAAAAAGATGACATATTCATAAAAAATGATTTTAATTCTGATGAAAACACAATTACATTTTATTCCAGAAATCAATTTTATACATGGGACAAAAAAAGACAAAAATTATCGAGTTATAATATAGCATCAAAAAACCACTTTTACATCTCATTTGATGCTCCAGATTTTAGTTGTATTAGGCTAAATGATAGAAGTTTGCTAAAATCCCAACTAACAAATATAGTAAGATATCATCCCAATAATTCTGTGCAAAACGATACTTTAAGTATACCGGATGATTACACACGTGTTATGCTAATGTCTAAATTGAGCGATTCACTTATTTGGACTACAGTTTTCTCAAAATCTTATGGTAAATTCGGAATAGTGCCATTCAATGGAATTGATAAAAAATGGGGTGAGTTCCGCCCATTAAGCTCTAGACCTATCAAGATATTGGTTACGAAATCAAAAGATTTTTTGATTGTTGTTGAATCCAGTGGTGCGGTTCATCTCCGAAATCCGAATAGTGGAGATTTATTAGCAAAGGTCTATCAAAATGGCAATGGAGAAATTATTGGCTTGGACGAAGATGAATATTATTGTAGTTCCAATCCAATGACCAATGTCTATCTTACTCAAATTGGCGGAGAGATATATTATGATAAATTTTTGGATATAGAATTTAACAGGCCTGATATTGTTTTAAAATCTATTGGGAAGTCAGATAATGAAACTGTAACGCTCTATAATAAGGCCTATGAGTTGAGAAAGGAATTTTTTGAATCCATGAATACATCTTCAAATATCAGCGATAGAAGTATGGTGTCCATAGACTATGACAAACAGTCTTTTAATTCGGATAAAAATATGGTCAAAATACATGTAAAAAAACCGCTACAGCGCAATAAAGTCATTAAAACGGTAAATGGGCAAAACATAAAACAAGATGAAGAATCGATAGAGAATATACAAATTCCTGTAGGTTATGGTGAGAATCATATTGAACTGATTCAAAATAACAGTAGGCTTGCCAAGGAGTTAAAAATAAGTTCAAGGTCAAAAACCGCAAATGAGAATTTATTTGTCTACACCATAAGCGTTTCAAAATACCAAAACTCAAATTATAATCTAACGTATGCCACGAAAGACGGAAAAGATCTTATTAAAGCATTTAAAAGACAATCTGACTCCTATAAATCGGTTGTATCTAAAGAATTATATGATGAAGATGTAACCAAAGAAAATATTGAAGCCCTATTAACTCAATTAAATACAGGTATTAATGATAAAGTAGTAATCTTCTTGTCTGGACATGGACTCTTGGATGAAAACGATGATTTTTATTTCGCCACTTACGATATTGATTTTGATAACCCGAAAATTCGTGGAATGGGATTAAAAGACTTTCAAAAACTCCTTTCAAAATTAAACTCGCATAAAAAGTTGTTGCTTATAGATTCCTGTTATTCAGGTTTAGTAGATACAACAGAATCTTCAGATGAAAAAAAATCTGATATTATTGCTGATGACAAACCCGTTCTTAAAGAAAAACAGTTTGCAACCAAAGGCGCTGTTGCTACCTCTATGAAGACCCAAAACCAAACTTCAGCAAAATCAGCTTTTTTATTGATGCAAAATGTTTTTTCAAGCTTTAGTTCAACAACTGGTCTGGAAACAATTACTGCAGCCTCCGGAAATAGTGTTGCTCTAGAATCTTCAAGATGGCAGAATGGATCATTTACTTACACTATTAAACTTGGATTACTAGATTATAAAGCTGATGAGGATTCAAATGGAATTATAAGCGTAAATGAACTTAAAAATTACATTCTTAAAACAGTTCCAATTATTACTGGAGGTTCACAGCAACCAACAAGTAGAGAATCAAATAAGTATTTAAATTGGGACTTATGGTATTGA